CATACATTGAGTAAAGTCTACATTAGTTCCAGTAGCAAAATCATCAGTAGGTCTTATGTTGAAATATGAGCCTCCACTCTGTATTCCGTTATCATCTAGAGCCTCTGTAAGAATAGGATAAATTTGCTGTAAACTACTTCCACTCCTAGCAACTAATCTGATATAGTCACCATCATTTAAAGCTGCTTCTATTCCTTCATTATAAACTGTAGGTATAAATCCATCTACATCTACAAAAACATTACCACCTATAACAGTAGTTTCTTGTGGAATAAAATTAGTATTTGGACAGCTTTGAATATGGAAGTTAGTAGACTGCCAGACATTGCTATCTAATATCCTTATCAGAAAGGTTAGTGTATATTGACCATTCTGAGTTACTTCATAATAGTCATAAGTGAATCCAGCAGAGTCAGTAGCAGTTCCAAAATTACTTCCATTATCAAAGCCTCCATTTGCTGATGATACTCCAAATATGTTTAAAGGTAATCTTACTGAGCCATCAGTTACTGTTATGTTAGTAATAGTATTTGCTGGTTGATTTGTTACCATATGAGTAGTAAGCTCATTAGCTAAAGCTCCTCCTTCACTAAAAGTAGCTCCTTTATCTCCAGGACAAGGAATGATTAACTTAGCAAAGTCTGTATCATTAGTAAAAAAGTCTGATGTATAGGTAAAGCCTTCCTCTGCAAAAATAGCATCTATGATAGCCTTTAATTTTATAGCTGGTTTCCATTGGTTCAAATAGCTTCCATCTACTGGCTCAGTTATGTTCAGACCACTTCCACTCACCCCTTCTCCTCCATAGTAATTAGCTCCCCAATCTATAAGAGGATAAACTACTACTCCACCAAGTAATGAATCAGTCCAGCTTAATCTGACATTAGCTGCTGTAAAATCGTGGTCTAGAGTAGCTAAAAAAGTAGTGTAATCTTCTAGCTTTTTATCTCCTACTTCTGCTCCAAAATTAGCCACATCACCAAAAAGAACTACTTCATACTCTACAAATCTTCCCTTCTGTACTATGACATTTTTAAGCTGAATGTATCCGTTTATCTGTGGTAAAGTATCATAGCTAAGAACTGCATCAGCTTTCTTTTTAGGGTTAAAAGTTCCAGAGATATTTACGTTATACTGAGAGCCAAAGAAGTCATTATTCTTAGGAGTTCCTGGAATCCTAAAGTTCTGAGAATGGTTAGAATTTGTCTTACTAAAATCTTGAACATTGCTAAACTGATAAGTAGTAGGTATAGATATGTTCTCATATAAATCCAGAACTATATCTGTAAGTCCATCTTGACTAGTTACAGTTAAAAGTATCTCTCCTTTTTTAGCCATCTTTAATTATTTGGTAAAAATCTATTGTTTGACTCCATCACATTTAGGCTTAGAGTTTGTGGCTTCTTGCCATTAGTCTGAATTACTGAGAAGTTACTGTCTTTTACGTTTACTGGTATAGATACCTCTTCAGTAAATCTAGCACCTCTTAATCCAGCTTGTATAGTAGTTAAAAGAAATACACTAGAGCTAGAGAATAATGAAGATAAGCTCCAATAGTCACTCTCAAAAACCCAGTCAGAACTTAAACTCCACTCTCTAGTTTCATAGTTCTGTGAATCAGTCAAACCTCTCTCTTGTGATTGATAAGTAAAGTCTGTAGAAGCTCCAGTATTGGCGTAGTTACCTTTGACCTTTCTGTACTTCTTTTTAGATACGTTAATCTTCACATTGGCTCTCATATTGAAGTCGAAATAGTCATAACCTCCTCTAGTGTTCAGCCACATTATAGTAGCAGTTTGAAACTTCCCTCTGTAAACTCCTCCGCAGCAGTTATAATCCCATACAAAATTATAAACCTTAGACTTCTTAGCTCCTCCAGCATCAGTCACATAAATACTATAATAGTCAAGTAAGCTGCCTAGAGTATTTGGCTGGTCAGCTAAAGGAATATGGTTATCTAAGTATTCTATGTTAGCTGGTCCACAAGGTATGATGTTAATCTTGCTCTGAGGAAATGTAAATCCAGTAGTCTGAGTTACTGGAAAGCTATGAGTTAATACTGTTCCATCTGTCTTTACAGCCTCATAGACTATATTAGTCCAGCTATTAGCGTTCAAAGCTCCATCATCATTAGTCACCTCTAAAGTTCTCCAGCTCTTACTATTTACTCTTTCTATAATTTTGTCATATGGAGATAAGCTAGAGAATGGAGCGCAATCAGAAACTAGATTCTCAACTCTATCACTTAAAAGCTCATCACTAGATACTCTGTTATTAAACTGAGCTGTAGTGCTATCTGCATAATTGTTATAAGGAGCAATAGAAGCTAACCAAAGAAAGCCATCTGTACTGGCTAGGTTTGGATATATTACTGGAGCTGTAGTAGCTGAAGAAGCATAGCTCTCTCCTATCTCTATCTCATATCTTAACTGAGCATCTCCATTAGTTTGTTGGTAGATGTTCGTAGGGTTAGTAGCTCCAGGCTGAAATCCATAAGGTACATTAGGCGCAAAGGCGAACTTGCAAAATATCTCTGGAGTAAGCTGGTCTTGACAAAGCTCTCTGAAGTTAAACACTCCAGCATTAGCATTATTCTGAGAGATAAGTACTCTACCTTTTAATACACCATTCACCTTTACATCAAATACATATTTGAACTTTGGCTGTGCTGCGTTTGTAGTAGTAGCCACTATTATTAAATCTCTTCCTATAGGCTCAAACTGACTTGGTTTTTGTTCTATGGTTATAGCCATCTTAACTTATTTTGGTATTGTCTAATTTATTCATAACGTAATCTACGTTAAACTCAATATCTTTAATCCACTCACCTTGAAGAGTTTCATCTAGTTTATTATACTCTGAGATAAAAGCCTCTGCATAAAAGTTAGTAGCTGGAGTTCCAAACTTTCCTATTCTCCTAGATATGAAATAAGCTATCCTCTCTAGACTCTTTAGGTTAGTCTTTATAAATCTTCCAGTCTTTAAATCTCGAACTTTTAAAGGCTTAATCATTATCCACTTTAGGATGTCATAAGTAGGTGGTCTTTTTCCTGGTTTCCTTCCATCTTCTACATCTTCAATATAATTAGCTCCAGCTCCAGTAGCTCCAAAACTTACCCCTCCTCTGTTCTTGTCTAAATCCCAAATTAAAGACTTAGACAAAGTTCCTTCTCTAGTGTTAATCTTTGTGGTGTAGCTCTTTCCTCTTGAGTTCTTTCTAGTCCTCTTTACTGCTAAAAGCTGCCTAGCTTTGCTCACTACATTATCAGAGAATATCTCTAGCTCATTGTATGTATTATCAAACTCTTGAGCCATTCTTAACTAACTAAATTTGTATCTATTGGGTTATCTTTTGGCTGAATACAAGCATTAGCTTGATATGGTACTGTAATGGAATAAGAAGCATTATAGCCACAAAGCACATTTTTGTACTCCTCCATAAAAGGCTGAAACTGGATAGGCAGACTAACCTCAAACTGCTCATCTCTTTTAAAGATACTCAAACCATGCCTAATCTCAGCATCTAGGTCTGTAAGGTTTCTTAGAGTATCACTTAATATCTCTAGGATTCTCTCCTCTTTCCTCTCTTTCTGGAAGAGTAGGTCAGCACATACTATCTCAAAGTTATAAGTCATCTGTCCTTTGTCTACAGATACAAGTCCTGGAACTATGTGAATAAGAGGAAATAGAGTTTCCTTCTTTAAGTCCATAAGGTCAAGCTGACCATAGTTAAAAGACTTAACAAAATAGTGGTCTGTGTAATAGGTCTGTAGCTTCTCTATAATGTTGACTAATGTAATCATCTTACTGCGTTTTGGTTTCTTACTTTTCTCATCTCCTCTTGGTTCTTATCTTTCCTCCAGCTCAAATAGGTAAGGCTCTCATAAATTGGCTTAATGGTTATCTTCTCAATATCTAAGAAATTCTCATTTGCCATTATAGCTAGAGTATTATACCATCCATACTTCTCAGCTACTGAGTTATGAGTCTGCTCTTCTCCAGTCCTTTCTTTATACTCCTCTTCTCCTTCTCCTTGAGAGTATAGGTTCTCAAAGTCTCTAACAAGTCTATCCCTAAACGAAAAAAAAAACTCTGTGCTCCTATTACCTTATCCATTTTCAGACTTAAAAAGTCATCTGAATGCTGGTTAATATGCTCATCATTATACTCCTCTATGCTGTACTTTTTACCTCTCTTTTTAGTAACTGGTCTAAACAGTATGCTCATAATCTTGTGAGCATTTTCCCAATAGCCTCCTTGTTTCATTAGCTCCTCATAATCTACCCACTCTCCAGTACTCAGCTTACTAAGGTTTGGAATAAATCCATACTCCTTCCCTTTGAACTTAAAGGTCTGCTCAAACTTAATATTTGCGTTTTTGTCTTCTAGTATCTTAATTAAATCTCCATAGACATTATTTAAATCTTGGATATTTAAAGACCTAACCTCCTCAGCAGTTAAGTTACAGAACAGCTCAACACAGAACATCTTCTCCTCCAGAGCTGAAACCTCCTTATTCTTAGCCTTATACATAGTATAGGCTCTGAATGTTTTTAGCTCAATCTCACTCCAGGAAGTAGGTATTGTAATTTCTTTGGTTTTCATTCTCTTGTAAGTTAGTATAATTTAAGTCAATTTTGTTCCCTTTAGATAATTGCATAATCTCCACTAAAAGGCTTCTGGAGTTTCATAATTAATCCATATCGTATAGAATCTATTCCGTGATTGTATAGGTCTATTGGCTCATTAAGTATCTTCTGGTTTTTGTCTTCTTTGTATTTGTAATTCCTAAACTCCTTAATTAAGTCTAAGCTGTCTGATGTGACAAAGAGCTTGTAAGTTCTCATTAAGTCAATCCCTATCTTAATACTGTCCTTTCCTTTTTTAGTAGGCTTGATATTAAAGCCAGACCTATAAATCTCCTCTATACTTTTAGGCTCTGCACTATCAGCAAATATCTCTGCTGCTCTAGTTATTTCTAAAGCCTTTAGCTCTCTAGATATGTCTTGGTTAGTTAATCCAGTAGTATAGATTAGCTGCTTGAAGTAAAGCTCATCTCCTCTCTTGTAAATTCTGACCAAACAACTTGGGTCATTCGAATAACCAAAATCAAGTCCTAGACATAACTCCTTTGCGTTCTGTGGAATCTCATCTACTTGTCCTACATTGTCAAATACTAAGCTCCTAGACTTTCCTCTTTCTCCTAATCCATAAACCTTCCAATAGTTAGAGTCTGTTTCTTTTAGTCTTTCTATCTCTTGAATTATAGAGTCTGATAGGAATGGATTGTCTAGGTAAGTACTCTTGTAAAAAGTAGCATCTTCTCTATTCATCACCTTATCATAAATCCAATGAAACTCATCAGATGGATTATAGTCTAGTATTATCTTGTCTGTAGTTCTTAGACTTAACTGAGTCCAGCTTTCTAGGTCTATTTCGTTAGCCTCATTTATAAATAAGACATTCCTCTTTCTACCTCTTACTTTCTGAGGCTGGTCTAAGCTGATAAACTCTACTAGGTTTCCAAATAGCTCATAGGTTTGTTCTGACTTATTATGATGTTTCTCGGAGTAGTAATTCTCTTTTTGTATAATCTCCATAAAGTCTCTCATTGCAGAAGCCTTTAGAGCTGGTAGTGTTCTCCTACAGATAGTAATTATAGAGCCAGAGTTTTTGTTCTCCCAGCAGTAATCTACTAAGACCTTGAGTATAGAGTAGGTTTTACCACTCCTAGTACCTCCTTGATTTATAGAGATTCTAGTCTTGCAATTACTTACATCA